ACCCTACCAAGCGCATCTCCGGCTTGGAGTCCGATGTAGGTAGCCGCCGCGTTCTTGACTGCGTTCTTTACGTCTCCGCCACTTAGCGCAGTGTTGACCACTACGCTACCGATGGCCGCGTTCAGTGCTGCACTTGCTCCGGCGTATCCCGCCGCGCTCGTGATCGCCGCCCCAATAGCCTGCCCAACACCCGGAAATGCCATCAAGCCGATGACGGCAGCAGACTTAACAAAGTCTTTGAACTCAGCGCCGCGAGTGTCCAGCAACGCTTCGTAGCGTTGAGACCTTACCGACCCGTCCGGGTTAAATACGGCGATGATTCCGGTAGGGGTTGTGGCGGTCTTGAACTGCTTGAGTTGTTCGGGGTCGCTGACGCCGTACTGGTCCAGAGTTGATTGCACCCGCTGCGCGGCAAACATACGGCGCAGATCATCGGGGTAACTGGGGCTTGTGTCGTTGTAAGCCGCGCGGAAGTCGGTGAAGAAGTAACCGTAAACCGATCCAACGTAGGTGCCGTCAGGCAGTTGCCGTCCGGGATCCGAGTAGGTAGTCGGCATATTCCGCGCCCACGCCGGAGCCGGACCTGACGGCGCTACAGGCGGAGCAACCGGCGGAGCCACGGGAGGGGCAACCGGCGGCGCCACAGGAGGGGCGACCGGCGGCGCTACGGGAGGCGCTACGGGAGGCGCTACGGGAGGTGCCACAGGCGGAGCCACAGGCGGAGCCACAGGCGGCGCTACGGGAGGTGCCACAGGCGGCGCTACGGGAGGTGCCACAGGCGGCGCTACGGGAGGTGCCACAGGCGGCGCTACGGGAGGCGCTACGGGCGGCGCTACGGGAGGCGCTACGGGCGGCGCTACGGGAGCGGTAGGCTGCGTACCGGTGACGCGGTAGTAATCGTCAAGAGTAAAAGATCTGCCAAGCGCAGCGTTCCATTTAGAAACCGTGGTCTCCGGGCTCCAGCCCTTTGCCTGTGCAAACTCTAATCCCCGCTGAGTGGCAAGCGCATGATCATTGGGATCAAGCGCGTACATGTAGTATTTGAACGCCTCCGGGGAGTTGGAGATGTCCTGCTCGATCAACTGGAGCGAGAAGTCCGGGCTGCTGTAGAACGCAAGCCCAGCAGGGTCGGGGGCGCGACCGAGGTACCGGTAATAAAGATCGTAGATAGCAGCAGTTCGCGGGTCTACATACGGGCCGCCGCTGTCTTCCGGGAATGTTTCGAATTCCTCAAGGATCGCCATGATCTTATTGCGTCAAGTCCCAGAAGGCGATGGTGCCGTAGCACTCGCCTTGCGGAGTTGCAGAATCCGCCGTGCGGATGGCGAGCGTCAGGACATCACTGGCACCGGCCAAGGACACCCCCAACTGCAAGGCCCAGTTGTAACCGGCGGGGTCAACCAGAGGCTGCGTACCGCCCGAACCGCTTGAGGACACGTAGTCTGTCTGCACCAAAGTGCCGCCAGTCATGGCTGTGGCAGACGTATCCATTTCCACGTTGGCATCCGTCGAAACGGCAGACCAAGAAGCGCCCGTTAGTGTCGCGTTAAAGAACAGACCCACTTCGTAGTTCTGACTTGCGATAGGTAGCAGTTGCATCCGCCCCGGGAGCACCACCGCACCAAGCGCCGTGGATGCCAAACGGATCGACACAACCGGCTTGAACGTCAGTTGGATGTTGCTGAGTTTGGTCGTGCGTCGCGCCAAGTGACTCGGGGAATACTGCTCGTAGCCGCCCTCAGAGATGACCGTCGAGCAAATCTGCTTCATGCTCGCGGTGGTGAGGTTGGACAGATTCTTGATCTCGTACCGCACCGGCAGGATGGCCGTGGTCATGTAGACCGAGCCAATGTCGTTGGCGTTGTTGAAGGTATGGCAGACGATGTACTGGCCATTGATCACGAACCCGGTACGCACCGAGCCCACACCCAACCATTCAAAGTCACACCAGAAAATCTGCGTCTTACTCGGATCGAGCGTGAGACCGGACGCCCCGGTGCCGTCCAACTTGTCCCCGTTCCAGTCGGCTTGGTTGACGGTGCGGACATCGCTCGGCGTTCCCGGCGTAGGCAGAGAATCGGAACGCATGACCATCGACAGCGTGGTGCCGTTGGCCTGGAAGAACACGCCGTTCTGGGTGTTGAAGTACCCCACACGCTGCCGGATGTTGGCCGTGGGTGTGTTCATGGCGAAGGTGGCAAGCACCAACAGCCCCTTGCCCGGTTGGTAGGACATGGAGCGGAACGTCTGCCGCACTGCCTCAGAGTTGAGGGTGTTGTCTACCGACATGAGTACAGTGGACTCGTTGCTCAGGAACGTGGTAGATGCACCGTTGACCGTGCTCGTATCAAACTGGTTGTCCGCAGCGTAGCGTTGCTGAGAGTCGAAGAGCGTATAGGGCTGACTGACCCGCAGCCGCCCAAAGGCATCCGTGTTGGTGCCACCAATTGAGATTGGGATGGGGGATGTCGTTGCCACGATCTGCCTCAGTATTGCGTCCAAGCGGTTGAAGTACAGACGCAGGACGTTGTTGAACTGCTCCTGATAGCGTGAGTCATAACCGCCCGGCGCAAGGGGCAGATTAGGTGGCGGCGGGACAATTGCATCTTCAATGAGCAGGCTCATCTGCGACCATCCATCCGAACGTCGATACGGGGGGAACCCAACTGCCACGCCACGCCAAGAGCAGTGGACTCGGCTTTCATAATCAACTGCCGCCCGCGCACTCGGATGTAAACGATGTTGGTGAACTGCTCAATCGGCACTGTGGCCGTACGCGTAACCGCTGCACTGCTCGACCCGCCCAGGGATTGGGGCGTGTTAAACCCAGAGCCCGAACCCTTCATGGGTATCAAGGTCATGGTCAACGACGGATTGTTTGCGGTTGAACCTACAAACGTCACGTCCGGCACCATGCGCCAGATAAACCCAAAATTCTGTCCGTCTTCAATGTCGAACTCGGCAGATTCGATGTAAGCATTGATTGCGGTCGGGGTTGCAGTCTCGTTGTCATCCACACCGTTTTCATGGAAGACAAGGTTCTGGTTGTAGGTCGCCGCAATTGGGAAGTCGAGCAGGCCAGAGTCAAGCCACGCCGTGCGCCCCAGGGTGCCGTAGTACCAAATCTTCTCAAGGTAGTTGTAGACAACGTACCGATCATTGACCGTGGAGTTGGCAGATGGGTAGAACCACCAGACTTCATTGAAGCCCTCGTTGGTTCCGGCGTAAACCTGAGCCGCCTGCGATTGGTTAAAGTCGCTAAATACATGCCGACGCAAATCGCAGGGGAGCGTTTGCACGCGACCATCGTACTGGTAGAACTTGTCCACGCCCATCCAGTAGATCACGCCCGATCCAATAACCGCAGCGTTTTGACCTTCGATGGAGATGTTGTCACCCAAGAGTTGAGCACCCCACACACCCGCCTGAGCACCGAGGTATTGGATGGAGTAGATGGCGGAATCCGTGAACACCACGATTTCCTGACGGGCCTGGACTGCCGTAATGATCTCGGAGCCATGAGACAGTCGAAGACTTCCTGCCTGATTGGTGGCCGAAGGGGTCCAATTGACTGCGCTCTCCTGATCCGACCATCGGATCAGCATGGGGTCAATGGTCGATGAGCCGTAGTCGTTGCAACCAAAGCAGAACACAAACCGGTTAATGTCGGAGATATAGATGAAGTTCTGAACCGTGGGCACGTCAGACGCCCCGGACAGCGAAGACAACGCCACCCCCCGAGCGCCCAGACCAGAGTTGGCATCCCAGTAATAGATACCGCCCTTGCGAGGGCCAAAGATCAGATCTTCACCAAAGTTGTCTTGACTCCACAGCCGGATGGCCGTCTGTGTAGTGCTCGGCACGCCAACGCCCCAAGTGCCTACACCCCACGCCCCCGCGCCCCAACCGGTCAGCGGAACAACAATCTCGGGGCCAACATTGATCTGATAGGCGGCAGACACTGCCGAACCGCCTGTGGCCCCCGCAGCAACAACTGAGGGTGTGGTGATGGTGTAGGAGTTGACGTTAACGACGGTGATTTGGAACTCGGCGTTCAGCATCGAGGCGTAAGTCCCAGTCACTCCACTGAACGTAACAAAATCACCCGTGATGCCGCCGTGAGAAGGTGCAGTCACCGTAACCGTCGTGGTGCCGTTGCCCGTAAACGGATTGGTGCCCAGCGTTGTCGTCGCACGGATCGGCGTGATGTCGTTGTATGCCCCACCGTTCTCGATGTAGAACTTCAGATGCGTACCGACGCCAACCAAGTTCTCATTGGTCAAAGTCACCCAGTTCCACAGGGAGCGGCAGACACCAAGGAAAGTATTGGCAGAGATACGGGCCCATCCACCAATCTTCTCGGGAGTGCCCTGACGGAAACGCACCTTGTCGCACTCATACCAACCGTTCTCGTTGGTATAGCGGGTGTTTTCCTTGTTTACGCCGGGGTTGAGTTTGAGTTTCTTCAGCGGCATGGTTATCTCAGCAGTGCCGCTTCGGCTTCACGTCTAAGGGTTAGTCCCCTCAATACGCGGCCTGCGGCCTTGTTCCACTTGACGATTTCCTCGCACGCACCCGCCCAATCCTGGGCATCAACCCGCTTCTTTAGCGTGGAGATGCGGTAGTTTCCTAGCCCGCAGTTATACGCGAAACTGATGATGGCGGCAAGGCGTCGAGCGGGTTGTTTGATCAGTATTGGCGATAGTTTGATGACGCCAACGGAGAAGTGCAGCAGGTGGCTGTCCAGGGAGGCTTCGGCCTGTTGTAGTGTCCAGACCGTATCGGGCGTCACCTCGGGGCCGGTGCTGCCGTAGCCAATCGTCCAAGGATGCCCACCCGTACCCGGATCGGGATAGGCTTTGCAGTCACCGTTCGGCAGGCGCCTGGCGTAACCCTCAAAGGGCTTGCACAGCGCCTCCCGTGCGATACGGATGGCTTCCGTGGTCACTTCTGGTACTTCTCAATGCTTCTTCCAACGAACCAGAATGTCAGGCACATATTGAGCATGGCGAAGTCGTCGGCATCCCAAACGCGGGTGATGACTTCTGACCAATGCCCGCCCGACTTGAAGGCCATGTAGATCGCAGCCGCCTTCACCGTGGCGTACATGAAGAACAGCGCCCAAGTGATGCCGGGGCGGACAAGGGCAGAGATCGCCGCCACAAACCATCCGGCCTCCTTGGCGGTCTGGGCCTGCTCCTTGAAGGCTTCCTTGATGGCGTCGAGTTGGTTGACGCTGTAGTCAACGTACTTTTCTTCCATCTTGAACTGGCCGCGCATCTTTTCCAGATCGGTCTGGAGCGTGAACATCGACAGTTCGTGCTTGCGCTCATTTCCCTTGTCCATGAACTTCAGGACTTCAGGGGCGAGCCGGAACAGACCACCAAAGATGCTGCCCAGTAGGCCACCACTTAGGATTTCAAACATTACTTGTTCCCTTTGGCGATGCGCTCACGCTCTTCAAGCAGCCTGACCTTGACCTGAAGATCATTGATATGCGTCATCAGTTGCTCTTTCAAGATCGCCCTGCGCTCGGCGCTGATCGGGCTGTCGGTGGGCACGCCTTCCTTGGTGATGAGAGCAGGCATCTGCCCCTCAATCTTGGTCAGACGCTCAGAGAAGGATGCAACCTGCCCCAGTAGCCATGCGAGTGCAGCCACCACGATGGGGATAACTGCCTTGAGTACGTCTGACCATGCCATGATTTACTCCGTGATCACCACCGTATCGGTGTCCTCAAAGAACATCATGCGCCCACGGCACGCGATGTTGTAGTCCTGCCCGTTGGCATCCAACTCCGTCCACGACCGGGTTTCAATCCTGACGTGCTTGGCAAGAATTTCCCTGTTGCCCTCAAACACACGCCAGACATGAAGCATGGAGCCACGACCCGGTTGTCCGCGTGACTTGTTAAACCGGATCGTGTATTTGTTCACTCAGGGCGAACAGGCCATGCCATGTTGGGAAAGTCCGCGTGCAGGCGAATCTCGCGCAGGGATTTGCGGTACGCAACCCAAGCAGCACGTTGGAAGTCCATCATGGGCACATCAGGCAGCACGGACCAGTCTGACTCAGCCAAAAGTTTCTTGGCCTTATCCCAGGCAAGTTCTGCCGGAGTAGAAGCGGCGGGGGCGTCAGGGCCATCACCAACCTCCACCCAACCGCACCCCGCATATTCGGGGTCACCCATCCACGTCAGGTCACCGATCTTGTCGAGAAACCCCGACATGCCAAAGATCGGCCCCCAGTTTTCAGGCAGGGGTTGCGGCTCGTTTAGTGCTTCGCCGCTTGACAGGTTTTTGATCTGCCACAGTTTGCTCATTTTCATTACTCCTTGCCATCATGGCGGGTTGAAGTCCAGGCTGTTGTTCTGGAGCGGGTAGTTGCGTGGAGTATCCACCGTCAACTATCGCTTTGGCGTGTGGTGGGTGCCCCGCGCCCGGTTGATGCTGAATACCACGGAAGTGCGCCAACTCTTCTTCAGAATGCTTCCACTCACGCCAACTAGAAAAATCTTTGCGCGGCTGGATATGAATGTGGCAGCCGATACTAGCAGCCATCTGGTTAATCAATTCCACCACCTCTACCGGCTGCAACAAGGCGAAGGTCACTGTGCCATCCGCACGACGCATGGATATTTCTGAAGTCCCGCCAAACGCTGTGCCAACCATCACACTACGGGCGCGGCATGCGGATTCATTAAGCGCATTCTCAAACTGACGTTCCCGCATCTTGCGGTTATGTTCGTCAATCAGCGCACGTTCTTTGGCGTTGAGTTTTCTTCCGTCGACCATCATATTATTGAGGATTCCACGAAATTGTTGCAAAACCGCCCGGCCCAACTGTAACTGGATAACTTGAACCACCAGTTACAGGCACACAATTATTACCCCCGGAAAGGCCCAGATTTCCTGGGTTGCCCGCGTTTCCAGGGTTGCCCGGGTATATGGTATTTGCTCGACCACCGCCGCCACCGCCTCCGCCAGTAGCGCCGTACGGAAGCGGGTAAAAACAAGTAGTACCGAAAGTAGAGCCGCCGCCGCCACCGCCTCCGGCGTAAGGATTAGAGCCGGGCGAACCCGAGCATCCGTAAGCCCCCCCAGAACTGCCCCCCGGCCCTCCAGGGCCGCCCCCACCCGCGCCCCCGCCACCGCCTGTGGGTGTTGAGCCGCTAAGGCCAGAACCAGAAGCACCGGCCCCGCCGCCACCGCCTCCGCCTCGAATGGGGGTAGCGTAAGGGCAGCCACCGTTAGCGCCAAAACCGGCAAAAGGTCCACCCGAACCTGAGTTACCGGCGTTACCATTACAAAGGCCCCCAAGCGGAACGCCCGGTGGCGTATAATACAAAACCCCCTGCCCGCCGCAACTCCCGCCCGGGGCATTTGGGCCGGTGGAATTGCCACCATTCCCCCCGGTCCCTTCATTCCCGCCGGGGTAGTTGCCCCCAAGGACAGACGTTACATTACCTACATTTCCAGGGTTTCCGTTCGGGCCCGGACCTGACCAGGGGTTAAGGTTATACCCACCATATCCGAGCCCGCCACCACTACCATACGCAGCAAATTGATAATAAGCATTACAGGGGCACCCGGCCCAAGTATACTGATACGCTAGCACAGCCCCGCCCAAACCACCAAAACCACCGCCAGACCCTGCCCCACTACCTCCGGGGTTACCAGGGTTACCAGACCCCCCTCTGGCACTGACGTTTACTTTAGATACGCCAGTAGGGGCTGTAAAGGTACCGGGCGAATTAAAAGTTACACTTCCACCGGCAACGCCACCGGCGCCAAACATTGCAATTTTTGGGGTTCCTGCGGGCATTTTTTCCTCACTCGTAGTAGAACCAGCCAGTCACGATGTACTTGCTGCGCTCACCAAAAACGGTATTGCCACGGTGCGCATGTGTAAATGCAGCGGGCCACAACACCATCGTGTTTTCAATCGGCTGCAATCTGCGCTGCTGATACAAAAACTCTGTTTCGCCCGCCTCTTCGGGCTTTAGTGTGTTGAGGTATAGCATATATACCAATACGCGAGCAGAATTTTCATTATTGCCCTGCTCGGCGTGCCACACATGATACCCACCGCCTGGGTCAGTACGCTGCATCTTCATGGCTGTGCCGTAAATCTTTGCGTCCTTCAGAACCGAAAATTGTTCAGCGTAATGGTCATAGCATTTCTGAAGACCGTCAAAAAACATGCGTGCGGCCCGAGCACCATTGAAGTCAGCAGCACTTTGAACACCAAAATTCAGACCCAACTGTAGGTCGTTTTTGCGATGCTTTGGTGCACCTTCCCCACGCTGGCGGTTGTAACCCGCACCGGACTCGACCAAACGATCAAACTCTTTGATCAGATGCTGGCAGTACCCTTCCGGGTATACATCCCGGTAAACGGCAATGAAGTCTTTGTACTCGGCGCTCATTTGAATGCAGGGCCTGTAACCCAGGCCACAAGGGATTGACGGTTACCGCTTGTCACGGGGGTCACTTGGTGGAGTACATACGAGGGGAATGCTGCCACCAGACCCCGCTGTTTGCGAACGGTTTGCGGCTGACCACCAATAGTTACTTGGAGGTTTCCCCCCTCGTACTGACTCGGGTCGCTCAGTTGAAGAACCAGACTGAGTTTGCGACTCGGGCCTATCTTGCCCCCATAGTCCACGTGCCATCCGTACATCCCATGTTCCGATTGATCGTAGTTGGTTAACTGGATGGGTTCACCAAAACCCGTAAGGTCAAATCGGAAGTGTTGAGCGTTCAGTGATGAAGCGATGTGACCTAGTTTCTGGAACACCCAGGCGGTCTCTTGGTTCTTCTCCAGCCAAGATACTTGCGACCGGCGAATCTGTTTCAGTTCTTCTTCGTTCTGCATGCCACCGGCCTGCGCCCGTTGTTCAGCCCTACGTGCTTTCTCTTGAAGCCAATTCAGTTCCTGCTCCGTAAAGCCGTTTTCCCACCAAACAGAGGGTTCAATGGGGGTGGCATAAGGCGTCAGCACATGCTGCACGGGCGCTCCTTGTGGGACACGATGAAGTGAATGCACCGCGTCGGGGTGTCGGCGTTGCTGCCAGTCAGTTGATGCTGCATCCACGAGTTTCCGAACATCACGGTCCCAGGCACCATGTTGTTGAAGTGGATGATGTTGGTGGCGTTGCTGACCTCTGCGCCCTGCACGAAGTCCAGTTCGATCATGGACTTGTTCATGCGGGTGTCGTGGTAGATGGGGTACGCGCCGCCCTGCGGGGTTTCGAGGAAGAACCAGCCGCACATCTGGCTGTTCTTGTGGACATGCACATTGGTGCCGCCGCCACGATTGATCTCTTGCGCCCAGAGGCCGGAGAGGTAGAAGTCGTACTTGTCTACCGCGTATCCCTGGCTCCGCAACAGGTCTACAACTGACAGCAGAAGGTAGTCTGCCACTTCCCTGAAGGCAGGATCGTGTGCGAGATGGGCGGACTGAGACATCGGCCACTCGGGCTTGCGAACTTGATCCAGATATTGGATGCATGTCGGCAGAACCTTCTCAGCCAAGTCGGGCCGCTCATCTCGGTAGACGATAGCCGGGAAGTAGGCAAAGCCTTCCATCAGGCGTTGATGTGGGCGTTCAGCGTGTCAGCAAACGCCGTGATTTCAACCGCCGTAATCTGACGCTGATCCACGGGAAGGCTGCGTTTGTTTTCGGTCAGCGTTGCATGTGCAATCCGCACTGCCTCCAACTTGCGTTGTTTTGCGCTTTCCTGCGCCCCGACATTAGCCTGTGCGGTCGCGATGGCGGTCTGCATTTGCAGTTGCTCTTCAAAGGTCATTTTTTGCTCCTATTAAGCACTAAGGTTCTTCATGGGGATAGCACCGTACCACGTCGTGCCGCCATTCGGGGTGAAGAATACCCAAACATCGACAGCGTTTGCTGTAGTGGTACGGCCAAGAGCCGACGCCCCGCCGGGGAATCGGAAAGTTCCACCAGACCAAGCCACAGTTCTACCGGCTGTGCCGTCGTTCGTCAAGATCAACGTGAACGAAGACGACCCCGTGGCGATTGGATTGGACAGCGTGAATGTGCAGTTGCCGGTCAGCGTGGCTGTAAACACGTTGCCAGACTGGAGATTGATGGTTGTGGCGGTTCCACTGTTACCCAAAGCCACCACCGTATCGGCGTAGGCCAGAGGGCGCGTGAAGTTCGCAGACGTAATCCGCAATGCTTCTACGCCACCTTCAACAAGCGCGATCTCATCCGCTGCCGGAAAGAAGACGCCCGTGTTGGTATCGCCTGTGGGAATAATCGCGGGGGCACTGACGGAACCGGCAGACACCGTTACCACACCCGATGCAGACACCGTAGTGAACGCGCCGGTAGTCGGAGTGGTCGCACCAACCGTGCCGTTGATGTTGATAGATGCAGTGCCAGTCAGGTTGGTGACCGTGCCGCTAGACGGTGTGCCCAAGGCACCGCCGTTGACAACAAACGCCCCACTTGACCCCGTGTTCACTCCGAGGGCTGTGACAACCCCTGTACCCGTCGTGATCGTAGTAGGCGCAACACCGGCCCCGCCACCAACCATGAGTGCGTTGGCCGACAGAGTAGAAGAACTCGCCAGGGTGTTTGTTGCTGAGTAATACAGCAAACCGCCGGAAGAGCCAGAGGTCAATCCAGTACCGCCAGATGCAACGGGCAGCGTACCTGTGGTCAGGGCTGAGGTCGAAGACGCATAAACAGCGCCATCAGACGTAAATGAGGTAAGTCCGGTACCGCCGTTCGTAGTGGCGAGAGTGCCCGCCAAAGTAACCGCACCAGAAGTAGCGGTTGAGGGCGTGAGGCCCGTTGTCCCCGCGCTAAACGTCGAAACCCCATCCGCTGCGCTTGAAGCAACCTTAACAAAATCGGTGCCGCTCCATGAAACTACCGCATTCTCGCCCGCCGCAAGGGTTACCCCAGTGGTTGGGCCAGGGCCAACAAGTTTGACCTGCTGGTTAGTAGCCGTTTCGTTTAGAACGACGTAGACCTTGCTTGTCGCGGGAGCCGTGATTGTCAACATGCTCGCCGGACTACCCACGCAGTGGATTATCGAATACTGAGAAGACCCAGTAGAGCCAACACCAACTTGAGTCAGTGCTGTCCCCGTTGTCTTACTCAAAGTAACCGCTGTTTGGTTACCGCTAATTGACTGTGCGCCGGCTACTGCACCATCAAGGTAGGTGGTGATGTAGTCGTTGACCGTATCACCCCAGGTGCCAGACAGTTCTCCGGTGACCGGGAGGGCAAGGCCCAGATGGGAGGTGTATGAGGTGGGCATCTAATGCTCCTATTGCGTATTGATGAGTGTCCAACCCGCGTTCTGGTTGGTATTGATTACCGACCATCCGCGAATCAAAACAGTTCCGACAGCGCCCGTGCCCTGCACTCCAGTGACCGTGATACTGTCGTTGATTTTGAAGGTAACAGTGCCAACTTGTCCAGTCGCTGAAACCCCAGTGAGCGTCTTAATGACCTTCGCAACTGCGGTCCCAACTGCACCGGTACCAACAACCCCCGTCGGGGATACCCCGCCGTTATAGATGAGCGAAACGGTGCCAACCGCACCGGTTGCGGCGACGCCTGTCGGGATGATGGTTTCATCAACCTTGAAGGTGACGCTTCCAACACTTCCCGTTCCAAGCACGCCCGCTGTGGTGAAGTTGACCCTGGGAAGCGTTGTACCGACCGCACCGGTACCCTGAACCCCGGTAACCGAGACTGATCTGCCAATCCGTAGGGTTGGCGTGCCAACCGCGCCAACACCTTCAACCCCAATCGGGATGATGAAGTCGTTGACGTTGACAAAGAAGTTGCCAATTTGCCCAACGCCCTCAACCCCTGCTGGCGTAAACGCCACCTCTGGGGTAACGGTGCCAATCTGGCCGTTTGCCGATACTCCCGTGAGCGTGAACCGAACCTGCGGTGTTGTGATGCCAACTGCACCGGTGCCGGAAACCCCGGTCGGGATAAACGTGACCGAAACGGAGAACGATACTGTGCCAACAGCACCTGTACCTTGGACGGAGATGCTGTTCTGACCCCACGGACCAGCGCCCCAGGTGTCGGCGCCCCAACCGGAAAGGGGAAGGATTGTGCCTTCCCCGCCCCAATTGTTAAAGCCCCAAGGGCGGTCACCCCATCCGGTTGCCACGTTAACTCACTTATGCAATCCGAATGATGGCGGTCGAGGCTGTGGCAGATGGGAACTGGATCGTGAAGTCACCAGACGACACTTGCTGATCACCACCAAACGACAGCACCGCGCAAGCGGGGTCACCCGTGGCAGAGTCGTTATAGATGATCGCGCCAGACGTGGTGAACGTGGCCGATGTCCAGGTGGTGTCCGCAAAATCGCAAACCGCCGTGGTGCCATCAGCAACTGGCGTAACCGAGGTCAGCGTGTTGCCGCCCGTGGTGTAGCCACTGCCGTTGGGCAGTTCGTCGCTATTGCTCGTCAAGTTGGTGTAACTCGTCGTGGCAGCGCCGTAGGTGCCGGTGACGGACGCAGTAGCCTTGCCAAGAGCGATCTTGAAGGTATTGCCCGTCGAGGCGGTAAAGTTGTGGACGGCCCTCAAGATTTCTACCTTGAAGGAGGTCGGCATTGCTGTGGTGAATCCGGGCATTTCAAGCCTCCAAAAGTTTTACAAGTTCAGGATGGCCCGCTTCACGGAGCCGGTTTGCAAGAGTCGTATTGTTCGACTGAATTGCACGCTGCATATAGAAGGTCAACACCGCCCGGATATGGTCACGATAGGCGTTGGCCTGATCGCGGATGGCCGGATGGGATTGATCCCCCACATAAATGATTTTGTTCAGAGCCTGCTCTGCAAGTTCGTCAGGCGTAAAGCCGCGATGGCTCACCGAGTGAACCAAAACGGTGCCGACTTCTGCTGATCCGTCTGCTGAAAACATGTTAGTTCGATGATCTGATCAAGGCGCTGTTGGCGTCGTTGACCGGCATGACGATGGTGAAGGTGGTGGTCGAGGTCTTGTCTGACCCGAAGTCCAACACGGCGATGGAACGGTTGGCTTTACTGGAGTTGTAGATCAAGGCACACCGTGCTGTAAACGCACCGGGGTTCCACTCCACATTGTCGAAGTCCACAAAGGCCGTGTATCCAGAACTGCTGATGGTCGTGCCGGTCAGCGTTTTGCCGCCTGCCACATACCCAGTGCCCGTGATCTCTGCCGTCGTGGTGTACGCCGTAGTTTCCGCGTTCAGATCCGCATTGGCCGTGTACAGCGCAATCTTCAGGACATCCGTCGTGAGATCGTGGATGCCCTGATACAACTCCTTCTTGAAGGAGGTGGTCTGCGTTTGGACGATCGAAGTCATCAGTTGACCTCAACGCGCAGTTGACCGTCGCGATACGCGTCCATGCGCTGCTTGCCGTCGCCCAGGTTCTTGAGCAGGGCAATAGACTGCATGTACATGCGCTCGTAAAACTGCACCATGTCGGGCTCGCCCTTCATGAACCGAATGGCTTCCACCAAAGCAGCGTTCAGCAGGGCGGAATCGAAGTTGTCGCCCAACCACGTGGTGCCAGTCGGGTTCAACACCGTGTCAGCCATCGACACCGGGTAATAGTAATAGTGGAGTTCCGCCACGAGATTGGCATTGGGCGTCGGCCCAATAATAAACGTCAACTCGTTCACATCGCTCGACTGCGGCCCGAAGATGGCGTAGTGCTTGGGAACTCCCGTGGTAGCCGGATTCGGATATGCCTGCCGGATGAAGTTCACATCCTTGTTCAACAGGTACTCATACGCTCCATCGGCTTTGACAATGGCCAGGGAGTACACCGACAGAAAATCTGACGGGCACTGGAGATACTTGTTTCCCGAGGTCAGCGTACCGGTGACGTTCTTGCGCAGGTTGGCGAGTTGGACCGTGTTGTAGATGCGCTGCTCAGCCTGTTTGGTGAACAGCGCGTACTCGTCCTCAGTGAACGTGTTCTCGCAGATGTCTGCGATGTTGGTCTTCAACTCGGTGTAGTTCATCTACGCCTCACGCACTCAGGCCATCGGGCCTCGCGCCATCGTACCTTTGGTTGCGCAGCCAGTTCCACGGATCTTGATGCCCGAGGTCTTGGGCGCGGGGTCATACCCGTCGCGGTCGATGTTGCCCACGGACATGTTCACGCGGTTAGCCCGCGTGGGCTCCGCTTGGGTGCCGTTACCCAGGGCAACCTTGCCGCCCTTCATGGTGTGAGGCTCAGCGTACACAGAAGCGGAACCCACTTCTTTGCCGCCAACCTTTTTGCTGAACTTTGCCATATCAGCCACCCTTCTTGTAGGTGAACGACGACTTCTTTTGGTTGGCAACCTTTGCCAGTCCACGACCCAACTGCTTCATCTGAAGGTTGGTCTTGCCGCCCTTGGCGAGTTTGGTCATGGGCTTGCCCGGGTGCATGGCCTTCTCGTGCTTGTGCACTGCGGAAGCCGCCGTCTTCTTGTCCTGTGCCAGATCTTTCTTGTCCATGATCGACTCCTTACGTCGTTTGGATGGTTACTGTACCAACAGAGGTGGTTGCCACCAAGTAATTTGGCGTCAGACCGACATCACTTGCACGTGCTCCGCCAACCGGATTCCAACCCCACTGAATGTCTCGGGAGCCGCCGGTCGGAAAACCCGCAAACGTCGAGTTCGGATCCAACTCCAAACCGTTGACGCCCGCCGTAATGTACGTATTGTCCTTGCGAGGGTTACGCACCGCTTGGGGGTCATCCACCGGGTACATGCCCAGCAGCAACTGCGGATGGTCGGGATCCCAGCACTCCTGGCAGACCAAGAGATCGTAGATCTTTGTCTTGATGATCTCTTTGCGCAGAACCTTGAGTTTGAACTGCTGTCCACAGCGATCGCACATGGCGATGCTGAACTTGCCAGAGGCGAACCGATTACCCATTTAGGTATACCCCCCGCCAATAAACATCTGCCGTGGCACAAACCGGATCGCGGCTTTCTCACGATCTTCGTCTGCGGCCAACTGCCAAGCCTCTTCGTACTGCGCCTTGAGCGTGTCCATGCGCTCCAGGGCCTTGGGAATCTTCATGCTCATGTAGTAGGCCAAGCCCGCCACCATGCACGGGATGAACCGGAACGGGACATCCATGACATTGACGCCATCTCCGGCGTCCTGCGTACGGCGCAGGCGCCAGTACACGAAGGTATACGTCTGCGTATTGTCCGGGGTGGGCCACACCGTGACCGCCGGAACTTGCTTGATGTAGACCGCAGTTCCCTGGGGGTGCGACGCCGCCGTCGTGTTCTGCTGCCCACGGGCGCAGTTGTAGAGCGTATTGCCGCTGATGTAGCCGTAGTAGATCAGTTCGCTGTCAAGCAAGATGAAGCCGTTGGCCGGAAGGCCAATGGTCGAACTCAGCGTAATCGTGGTGGCTGAGGCAGTGACGAGCGCAGGCAGCGTATAGCCAGTGGGCGAAGTCTGCGCGTTCAGCCGTTGGATCCACACCTGAATGGGGCGGGCCTGTTGCAGTTTGTTCGGGATCGTGGCGTACGTAGAGACGCTGATCCGGGTAATGGTCAGGTCCGCCTGATTGTTGCTGCTGTTGGCACCCGTGCGAATGACGTGCTCAAGCAAGTCCACCGTGTCGTCCGGCAGGGCGTAGGTGTTCTGGCCCTGGACCAGTTGGATCGTCCCTTGCTCGAACGTCCACATGTTCACGCCTCGGTTTGCCCAATCGGCAAACATGAGGTTCAGACTACGCCGCGCCGTGCGCAGGTCATAGCCCGTGCGCAATTCAGCCCCGCAACGCTCGAAGGCTTCCTCCACGATCTCCGTCAGATCGAGGTTGAATGATGCGGTACCGGAGGTGGTCATTTTCAGTACATCTTCCCGCGAGTCTTACCGCGCTTGCAGCATCCATCAGCACGGGACGACGCCGACTTGGACTTTACCTTGCCGCCCTTGCGCATGCCCTCAAGCATTGCCAAAGTTTCGTCGTCATAGTTGGGACCAGATTCCTCTGGTTGAGAGCCGCGCCGGGACGCATATTCAATCCCTTTGCCAACCAAATACCCTCTTGGGTCGGTGGCAAACGACACTGCCTCCCGCACGCCAGATGGAGCCTTCACTGCATCCATAACTTTGTCGGCAAGATAGCCCTTGGCAAGCCCTAAAAGAATTGGGTGTGGCATTATCTAAACCTCGCTGTTTTCTTGGCTACGGCCTTGGGTTGGGCTACGAACTGCTTGCCGGAGGCTTTGCCTGCTCGTTTTGCTCTGGTTGAGGCGGCGTACTCTTGGGGGGAAAGACTCTTGATCGCAGCCTCTGGAAGATACCTTTCGCCCGTGTCAGAAGATCGTTTACCACTCTTCGTCCTCCACTTCTGGGCAGTCCAGTCTTTCAGCGATTGCTGAGGCTTCTTAGTCACGATACCCGCCGCCCTTGGCCTTGTACTGCTTGGCAAGCAACTGCGCTTTTCTCGCGCTCCACTGCCCTGCCGCAGTGCCCTGCGTAGCCTGCCCTTTGATCTTCTCAAAGAGAGACTTGCGCATACCCGGCTTGGTGTAGTTGCCCGCCTCGTTGACCTTGGACTTAACCTCGCCGCCTTCGGCGTACTCCGTGAAATCCGTGTCATCGCGCCGAGCCTTACGCTCACCCTTGGGCATCTTGGATGGGAGCATGGCCCCCATCCCGCGACTGGGCATCATGTCAGCACTTCCCGCCCATCATCTTGCCGCCCTTGGCCATCTTGACCATGGTGCCCTTGGTCTTGCCCTTGACAGCAACGCCGTCACGGCTGGGAGCAGCGGTCTTCACAGCGCCCATCTTGGCAGTAGTCATGCCCTTCTTCTGCATGACGCCGCCGCCCATAGCCATTTTCTTCATGCCCTTCATGTCGGACTCCTTGCTTGAAAATTTGCGGCCTTTGTCGGCCTGGATGAACTCTTCCCCTACGGATGTAGGGACACCTACCTTCTTGGCGAACTTGGGGTTTGACGCCACCGCCGCCATGAATCTGTGCTGCTTACCGCTACTGCTCGGCATTGTCTTTCCCCTTGCGCCCCACCATCCGTTGTATGGTGTCGGTTTCCCAGATGCGGATCCCAGTCCACACGATCGTGAAGATGGCGGCTACAGACGGAAGCATTTCGACAAGCGTTCCAACGACGGTGACGATAGACAGAACATCGCCAACCGACTTAACAACTTCAGCGTTATCCGGTCTCATGTCAGCAGTTCCATGCCCTCAAGGATTTATTGATCCGGCTGTTCGGGTCATTGGCGGTCTTGGCGCTTGTCAACTTCTTCTTCATGCCCTTCATCCGAGCACAGAAGGAGTCGCGCCGAGGTCCGCCCTCCGGTTGAGGAGCCTTCAGACCCGGTTTCCCAGGATTGGCGCGGTTGTAGGAGGCGCGGCCTTTGGCGTTCAGTCCGCCGCTCTCCGACTTGCCTTCCTTGCGCTGCCATGCTGGGCTCTTAGCCATAGAACGCCACCGCACTCACACCGGCAGCGCAGGTGACGATTGCGCTCGTTTGGCACAACACGCCCTCGCCGGGGATGAGAATGTTGATGGGGCCCGCCGACGTGGCCGTGTACGTGAACAGAGTCGTAGACCCGTCCGCCACAGCCACCGTAGCACCGGCTGTAACCGCGCTGACCGCCAGACTCTTGACGCGAGTTCGACCGTTGTAGATCGTCGTCGCAGCATTGGCAGCGCAGGTTGCGCCTTTGACGTCGGTTTGCATCATGGTGATGCGCTCCTATTAAGCGACAACCGCCAGACCAGTCTTGATGTCAATCCAACTGGAACCCTTACCAAAGCAAACTGTGCCTGCGTTGGAGTTGGCGTTGGAGACATAAATCAGACCGCCAACCACAACAGTGGGCAGAGCAGTCGTGGTGTAAGCCGGGAGAACGGCCATGCCGGTGGTGGTACCGGTCACGTTGCCCGTGACGTTGCCCGTGACGTTGCCCGTGAGAGCGCCAATGAAGCCGTTGTCAGAGGCTACCGGGCCGGAGAAGGTAGTGCGTGCCATTGAAGGCTCCTCAAATTGCGCTTGCTGTCTGTGAGGTCAGTCCGCCAAGCCGGTCAGCAAGCAGTTGGAGATCTTGGGACTGGTGAGTTTATACACCCGCCACGGGAAAAAGAAAAGGGGGCCGAAGCCCCCTTTCCGTAGAACCACTTAGGCTCCGGGCGAACCGAAGATACCCAGCGGATCAGACACGCCAAACGAATAACGCTCGCGGGCCTTGTAGCGCACGTTGCCAGTGTCGAAATCGCCGTCCATGGACGTAGACATCGGGGTACGGACAAAGTGCTTCAGGCCGTTGGGCACGTCCGTGGTCAGGAACCACGCGTTCGTGTCGGTCAAGAAGTGGTTAACGGTGTAACCCTCGGGGATCGAACCGTTGTTCTTCAGGGCGTTGATGTCGTTGTCGGCGGTAGCCACGCGCAACTCGGTTTCGAGCAGGCGGGTTGCCACGAACATCAGAGCCGGGGGAACAATCAGTTTCCGGGGCTTGGCGGCGATCAGCAGACCGCGTTCATCCGTCCAACCAGCGATCTGAATGACGGCGTTCTCAAGAGACGTTTCATTCAGGTCAGCAGCCACCGTGGGGCGGTTGCTGTTGCTGCCACCAGAGATCAGGGGGTGCGCGGTCGAGAACAGGCTCACACCGTCGCCATAGGTGACGCCGGAGTTGAAACCGTTGTTCAGGACAGCAGCAGCCTTGACCTGCTTGGTGTAGGCCATCGCACGAGCCAGAGCCTTGGTGTACCGGGACGACAGGGAGTCGTACAGGTTGTCCTCGATCGCCTCTTCGGTGATCGAGAAGCCCATGGCGATGGTTTCGTGGTTGTAGCGGGCAGTCCAGGCTTCCTGCGCATTGTCATACGCGATGGCTTGGCCTTCCGGCTTGACGGGGGCGGCGCTGAAGCCAGAGAGTTTCGTCTCTTCTTCAAACGAACGCTCAGAGGTCTCCGTTTCGTAGATCTCTTTGTGTTCTTCGCCGTAGCGGGCGTACTCCAGACCAAACAGCGCATTCAGGCCGGGCAGGAGTTCCTTCAGTAGTTGGGCACGAGAAATTGCCATTTTGAATTACTCCTTACGCGAGCGCCGTAGCGAATTGGTACGAGTGCCAGCCTTGGTTCCACTTCACCAGGACTTCAGGGAAGCCGGTAAAGGTGAAACTGCTACCAGCGGTAGAAGCGGTCAGCGTCTTCGCCACGGTGACGGTCGTGCCATTCACGTTGGTCACATAGTTGAAGTCGCCAGGGGTTCCACCAGCACTTGCATCAGGGCAGACAACTGCCATACCGGCCTGAAGGCCAGTGACAGCAGCGTCCAGCGTGATGGTCGTGGTAGCGGCAGTCCCCGTACCAGACACGGAGTAAGCCGTCTCAGGGACCACAGCAACGACGCGGAACGGCAGCGAGTTGGTCGCCACACGGACGTTGCCAGTGCCGTTGGTGGGGCCATTACCAGACACAGCCATCTTGGAATTGCCCGTGACGGTGCTACCGGCAACGCCGGTAATCGCGTACACGTTGGTTCCGATGAACGACTGGTTGGCGTAGCCAATGGTCGAAGCGGTGTTGCTCTCGGTGGCGGTTTGACCAACCATCGCCACCTTGAACAGTGCCGAGGGGTCATCCACCACGAAGGCCACGATGTCGTTTGCCAGGATGCTACCGGGGTAGTACTGGGCGAACAACTTTTGACCCGTCGAGGGGTTGGTGTAAGAACATCCGACGAACACGCCAATAGCGCCAGCGATAACCACGGTCGGGTCGGTTGACGCAACGTAGCCGGTCTTGATGATGGTTCCGTCTGTCGTCAACTGCAACAGGTCGCCATTGAAAAGGGCGGTGCCGTAGTTTCGGGCAATCGGAATTTGTCGGATTGC